AAATCTGGCATAAATGCTACTTCTGTGAAAATTGGCATATTCTTTTCATTTAATCCGTAAATATTCCCTCCATATTTTGCCAACAAATCATCCGCCTTTGAATCTGAAGAATCCATTTCAATATCATCACCCTTCATTTCCATACGCATTCCCCGGTAATACGATCCGGTAAGTCTTAAATCCACATTTCCTTCACCCGCCAAAGGGTTCATGGATTTTTTCATTTTTGAATACTTTCGCCCAAGCGGCGAACCTGAATATTTACCAATGTTTTTCGTCTTTCCCTTTCCCTCTAACATCTGAGCCTGATTAAGCATAGTAAACTCTTTAGCATTGGCCTTCATTACTACCAGCGCCGTTTCTTTTATGTTTACCTGTTCCAAATCGGCAATCAATTCAAGCGCAGTACCCATTATTCGGCTTCCTTTTCAAGTTTTGGCATGGCTTTTTTTGCGAGGTCATAAACCTGTGAAAACATTTCAAGGCGTTTCGAGTCCGGGTGATGAATAAAGGCTATGCCTTTCATCTGTTCTTTCACAAAATCTTTTTTTGCAAAAGAAACAACGAACGGGGCCAACCATGCGGCCCCATCCATTGCTATTGTCAGTTGCTTAGCCATGATTAAGCGACTGTTAATGATAATGTACCAAGCGCTTCGAATCCATTTTCAGGAGGTTCCCCGATGTGAAGTACAGCTAATGCAGCCGGTGAAGCAAGTGTAAGAATGTGAACGCCGGTTGCCGGAAATTCAAGTTCCCATCCTTTTACAAGCGGTTTGGCTACGCAAGCTGTCGGATTTGATGCTGCGCCTGCAAGCGTTGCTGAAAATATGGAAGCAAAAGAGGAAACAAAAATTGCTGAAAAAGCATCGTACAGGGAAACTTTATCACAGGCAGTGCGAATTCCGATGACCTGTTTTTTGGTTGCCGATCCGGCTCCCAGGTCATAAAGCTCAACGTCGAGTAATCCCTTTACTGAATCCTCTATGTCGGCGCCCGCGTCGAAGTACAGCAGGTCTTCATTCATTTCCTCTGCTCTTGAAAGTCCAATTTCAAGTACAAATTTTGCTGGATCAGTCCCATTGTTGATCTTGAAGTCATGGGCTTTGATAATGTCAAGTGACATTCCTTTAGCCCCATCAACTCCATATTTGGCCATTAATACGATATTGTCAGCGGTGATGAAAATCGCTTTTTTACTGGTATCGTTATTAAATGCCATCAACTTGGTGTGGTGGCAATGGCCGCCTTGCGACATTTCAAACATCCAATTATATTTTCCACGCTTGGTATAGCGGGGAACTCCGTAACCGGTGTTCTTTTTCGTTGGGTCTTCAGTCTTGTCCTCAACTCCCTCGAACTTGAATACAGGATATACCCTTGTGGCTTCACCCACATTAACCAGGGCTTGTAATGTGGCAATGAAGGCGCTCCCAAGTTGTACATTTGTGAACGTCTTTTCCTTTGGGATCAAGATCATACCGACAATCTGTGAAGGATTGAAGGCGCATCCAGGTGTTCCGGTGTTACCGCCTATGGCGGTACATCCAGGATCATTTAATATTACTGTCATTTTATTTTGTTTTTAAATGTTACAAACTAATTTTTTTACAGAAAGCTGCATATTGGCAATTTCAATCACATCAATGCGATCATCGAATAGGTTCCCATCAGATCCATACAAACCGGATTTTCCCCAATACATCCTGTCGGTTTTTGTCCTTTTTATTTTGTCTTCCGTCCCCTCGTTAAAGTATCCAGACTGACAAATGGACTTCATGAGATGAGAATAAACAGGGTATAACACTGGGATAAACGAATTGGTCATGCGTTGTTCTGCATTCCATTCTTTCTGAGTGAATACGGCAATGATCAGGTGAAACTTTACATCGCTTACAATACCCACCTTTATTCCCTGTTCTTCGTCGTAATCTTGAAAGAGTGCAATGAGCGGGTACTTTAATTCGGAAATCGCCTGATTCTTTGACATTGATTTTAGCGTATCAATAATTTCCAAGGGATGACCATGTTCGTAATGAACATTCGATCCATACCTCGTGGCGACATCAGCGACTATCTTGCTGAACATTGTGGTTATGTATGCAGTTGCGGTTAGCATTATATTCCAAAGGTGTTAATGGTTGTTAGCACCCCCTTTTCAGCGGTCAAATATTCTGGATAATCTGAAATATTATCCTCTATCCATTCACGTATAAGATCAACAGATGCAGACATACTATTCCATGCGCTTACCATCTTCTCATATGGTGAGATGACTGTCGCATTTTCCTGTTTCGACTGCACTTCTGCATTGCTTAATGTAGTGGATATTTGGTCGCGCCGATAATAAAAGTAGATGTAATCCGCCGCTGGAGATAAGTAATAATCATTAGGCGAAGTGCCTACGCTTACATAGATCTTACCCTTTAACGCCGTCCACTTTGTTTCCGGGGATGGAATAGCAATTCCGGCGGCATACGCATCATAAAGATCAGACCCCAGTAATGCCCGTAAAAATAACGGTTCGTATTTCTCGATGAAATACCCCAGGGCCGCAAGGTTTGCCTGTTCAGCAATCCCCGATCCTGATATATTTGGGATCAAAATTTCTCCTATGAACGATGCCGCCGTAATTGTTGCCATAATTAAACCTTTCCGGGTTTTTCAATCATCCCCTTTTTTAAAAGATGGGGGATCATGTGTTCCGGAACAAACCCCGTTTTACTCTCCTTGTATCCCGGGTGTTTTTCGGTGCGCCTTACCTCAACCTTAATACGCGGGTCAATGGTCGTGTTTGTTTGTTTTGATGTTGCCATTTTGATTAATTTTGGTTAATATTAGATGCCTATTGCTGCTTTAATGTCTGAGATTGTGTCATAGACAAACGCGGTCACATTGTTGTCGCTAATGAAGTGGTGCATTCTGCGATACCCGCGAAATGTTCTGGTCATGTCTTTGAAATCCGATCCCTCGAATCCCATTTCAATAGACATGGTTCCAAGTTCAAAAATGTTACACTTGGTTGAATCCATAACGATAATTTCACCAGCCGTAATCAGGTTGCTTTCATATACGGTTAACCCGGCAACCTGGCCGCTTTGGGTGGCAAATGGGGGAAGAACATATGCCCCCTCGGTTGTCTTTGAGCCGACCATATTGGTATAGTCAATCGGGTTTAACAGTACAATGTTTGGCATGAAATTGGCGGATTTTACCTGCGTGGCGGCGGCCAGGATGCAGTCATAAATATTCGGGCTTACGACTGAGATTGAGGTTAATGAGAATCCCGATGGGGCATATACGGTAATGCCCTTCAGGTGTACGGTTGCTCCGGTTCCCGATAAGACCTCGGAGTCACATAAATGGTTTACCTGATATAACAGTTCATCTTCAATGACAGAGGTAATGTAGGGAATATCCGATAGCATGTTTTCATGAACCTTAATATAGTCCCCTACATTTTTTGCATTCGAGCTTTCCGCTGTGAGGTCAAAATCTATCTGGGAAAGCGTACCGGTATCGGCAATAAATGCCACCGTACCATCCCTGTTTGTTTTATTCGTCCAATAGATAGTGGGAGAACCCGTGCTCTTCACACCAATGAGGTCGATTAAAAATGGTTTAATCGAAGCGATATCAGTAACTCCAGGTATAAACTGGTAGGGGATAGTTCCAGCATTGGTATTGGCCGATGGGTACATTGTTCCAACTTTCAGATTCAGGGTGAATTTTTGAGATTTCTTTGAAACGAAATCATCCCATCCGGACTTATCGGCCTTTATCTGATCAATGATTTGCTCCGAAATGGATTTGTTCAGGCTTGATTGCCCGCCTTCTTTCATTGCTTTCAGGTCAAGACCATGTTTGATCACCGCTTCAGCATATTCCTTGAATTTTGCATCATCTTCAAGTTTGAACCCTTTTTCAGCGATCTTTTCCTCGATTTTTTTAGTTGCCTGCTCGGCGGTCATAAAGCCAGCGATGGACTTTCCAGTTATCTCATTCATGATGGTAAGAAGCTGATCCATCTGATCTTTTTCCTCCTGTGTTTTAACCGTGAAATCCTTTGTTCCAATTTTCATAACCAAAGGGAACGTGGCAAAGAATGCCAGCCCGGTGGCCGGTGACTGGAAAAGGATATAGGTTGCAACGATAGCCAGTACTGCCAGGGCTGCTGTTGCATATTTGTTTTTCAGTAATTTTTTCATTTTCAATGATATTTTGATGTGTGTAAATTGAATTAATTGATCTTCTTTAAGGTGTAATAAATCTTCGGGTATGCAGATGCCGAGGCTTTAAATGATGTAATTTTCACCCTTGAATAGGGGGCATAACATCCCTTGGGCATAAAGCATACTCCCCCTGCTGTGGCTGCGGTTGTAACCATATCGCGTGCTGAAACCAGATAGGTATATACGCCCGATCCATTTACCTTTGGCCCGCCTTGTTCATATTGGGTTTGAGTTGCTACGGTTGTAGCCCCGGCATTTGACCATTTGTACCAGTTTGTATTATCATAACTGATTTCAAATGTAATCTGGCAGCTATCCACCATATCGGCTGCTTTCGTTGGCAATCCAATCTGTACCTGGATGGAATAGATAGAATAATTGGTGATCATTTGCGTAGCTTTCACTAACCCAGAAGCCACCGTTCCGAAGGTGTTGAAATAAAAATACTTCGACGTACCGCCTGCGGGCGCTCCACCGCTTAAGCTGTCGGCTGTTTTGGTTCCAAATGCAATCTGCCGTATCATAACATCCTGTCCTTTAACGGATGTGGCTGTTAATAGGGCAAATGCGAAAAGAATGATAAATAACTTTTTCATGTTTAATTTTCGTTTTTTGTTTGTAAAAATGTTAATCCGAAAAGCGGCTCAATGGATTTATGAGTGGTTTCCCGGCTCCTTTCCGTAATGAGTGCCTGTATCTTCGACTTTAATTTTTCAAGTTGTTCGGTGGTTTGATCGGAAAACTTTGAATTTAAAAGCAGTTCATAATATTTTTGCTCCTTTAAAAGTTCGTCAAACTCCAATAATTCAAATGATTTCACATCAACCGTTGTTGCCAGCGGATTGGCTGGCCGACGCGTCAGGGTCGAAACCTCTCCCAGGTAAACTTCTTTTAGGTGTATTGGCGAAACTGGGCTTGTTGGATCCTCTTGCTCCTGCTTGACCGGGATATATCCGATTGAGTGAGGCATTGATTTTCCCGATTCGGCCATTGCCTTATATTGTGCATAGGTTTCGGCACCGCAAACAGTTTCAAGAATAAGTTTTGATGTGACCAGAAGCCCGTAATTATCTTCCTTCAACTCCTGTATAACACCCGGCATATACTCAGACCAGTGATTTTTGTAATGCATGATTTCGGAAAAGTTTTCCTTTATTGTTTTCGAAAAACATCCCTTATCGCATACTTCATTATATCTGTCGATGTTCCCAAAAACCGCGGCATAAAAAGTTACTATGCCGGTATTTGAAACGTCTTTTACTTTTGCAATGAAGGACTTGTAATTCATTGTCCCTGTTTTAACGCTTGCCATTTCTTAGATTTTTGCTGGTGTTAATTCAAACTTTTGCAACACGGAGCCCGTGAAGTATTCATCCCCCAATGGGTTTTCCGGATCAAACGTGGCCCCCTGTGGCATGAATTCAAATAATAAGGCCCTGTATTCATCCTTGGTTATCGCCCCATCATTCCATAGTTTTGATGCGGCGGTCACGAAAACATTTATCGCATCTGCTTCATCCTTTTTCGACCGCTGGAGACAATCAATGTGATCGAAGTAAACCCTAAGATTCCCATTAAGCTGGAAGTGTTCAGACAATAGGTCTGCTATGCTTTCGGCATCTGGAATGGTAACATTCTGATAAAGCGCCCTATCTGTCTTGTCCTTGTTCGTGTAAGTGGTTTGGTCGGCCCATGGTAAATCAAATGGAGAAAGATTATAGGCCGCTGCAATTACCTGGGCGCAATCCTTTATCTCTTCAAACAGCATCAATTCCTTGGTCGGATACCCGGCCTTCTCAAACCGTATAGATGCAGTTGTCATTGAGAATGGGCTTTTACCACGCTCAACCCCATAGGTTTCCTGAAAGTCTTGTATTATTTTTTCCTTTTCCGTTGGGGTGATCGGGTTTCTTCCACCGGCATCCTTTGCATTGTCGTTTACCCACATCCCCAAGGCCCCGCCTTTTTCAATCAAATTTCTCCTTCCACCATAGGCGGCGTTGAAGTTGCTGATTTGGTCGGACAGGGGGAATAAGCGGCTTTGGTTGAGCCCGGAACTGTTCAGGCTGGCATTGATACAGTTGTCATTCCAGCATATCATTTCTTCCGGTTCAATTAGTCGGCCTATTCCCCCATCGATTTTATAGCCCGAAACAATTCCGGAAAGTTCGCTTTGAAAAAATGTCTTTCCTGTAAATTCAGGCGTAACCGACCAATTCGGTACAACGTATATTGCCTTAATTGAGTTCTTTCCAAATCCCTCTGGGACAAGCGGAAGCATGTAGCACACGCCAAAGATATCACGGAATGCGTATGCCTGGGTAAGAAATTGCCCCCATGTTTGTATTGGATTTGGTTTTTTTAAAAGCTTAAACAGTGGGTTATCGCCTTTTTCGATTTCGTTTCCGTCATTATCCTCAATACACCAGCGACCGTTCCGAATGTTATCACCCCTCTTGGTTACAATGGATGTGACGATCGGGCAGTAAGAATAGGCGGCGGCCTGTCCGATTACTGTCTGGGTTTCATATATTTTGGGATGAATAGCAATTCCAAGTTTACCAGATAGTTGCTGCCAAAGAACTCCGTCTGTTAATCCGAAGGCTTGAGGGAATATCCCTGCTTGTTTTAATTGTAAATCCAGCTTGAATAGTTCTTTAACAAGCTGATCTGGTGTTTTTTTAAATTCGAGGGGTGATCTGAAACGAATCGCCATAATCCAATTAAGATTATGGAATGCAAATATATATCAAAAACTTTGATTTTAACCTATTTCGTTTGGTTTTTTATCAACAAAGTTTGATATATTCAAATTATGACCTGAAAAAATGCGAATAAATACCGTATCTCACAGCATCGAGCAAATGCTTTTTTCGATACTTGGGGTCAGGAATATTAACAATTGAAGTACCTGAACCGTCGTAACTCAGTATTTCCTGCCACTTGTACCCGGCCCTTTCCTCTCGGATATTATTGGAATCAGAAGTGTAGAATACATCAAACTGCCTCACCTTCATGATCCCGTTCTTAATCGATCCAGGCCCCTTTTCCGCCATCCACACCGGAATCCCCAGAGATCGTAACTGAGCCACTTTGTCCGGATCGTGTTCAGAATAGAATGACATCCCGGGTTCAAATCCATTGTCTATCATCGCCTCATTTATGGCGTGCTCAGACAACCCGGGCGTGTAGGCAATCTCTTTTATATAAACCGACCTGGGTCTTATCAGCCGCATCTTCACTATGGCGGTGGGATCAACCGTATAACCGTAGTCAATAGCCCATATTTCATCATCAAAGGCTTCCGGCATGGCATTGCATTCTTTCCAGGTCGGGTAAATTATTCCTTTTATGTCCCCTGTTCGACCCCTGGCATATACCCACCACAAATCCTTATCGTCAAT